TGGCAAGGATAGCAGCCTCTAAATGAGGCCCAGCGGAGCGGAAACGTAGGCGCTCTATAGTGTCATCGGTGAAGCCCCGTTTGGTCTTTAGGTGTTGTCTATGCTGAGGTAGTAGCTCAATCATATCAATGAAGTGCGTGTAAATGTCCGCATACGAGCCCGAGTCCCGTTTTTCGTCCATAGGTGTTCAGACAACTGAGGGGCCTTCCCCGAGACCGGTCCGCTATTATCTTACTTAAGCTGTATCCCGATACAATTCATCCATCTTGGCAAAAAAATCTCGCGTCCAAAGAGAAACTTTAATAAGCTTTTCCTTGTCTGCCCATGACTGTTCCTCTATTAATTGATCACGTTTATATACCTGATTAGTTAATTTCATCGCCATAGGGACTAATGCGTTTCGCTGTGCAATATATTCGCAATCGTGAACATTTAAGCCGTTAGCAATCTTTTTACCGTCTTTTTCAGTAAACCCCTCTGAACAGCTACATTTTGTTTTCTCCATTAGCTTACTCCCTGCTTACCCACTTATACAATCCGTGTTCTAACAGAATTTGCACAGTATCGTCAACATCACACACAACCCCTGTTACCACCCCATCGGCTCTTAACTTATTAATCTTCCATGCCTGCAGGCGGGTCAATTTACCCCCTGGTTTCTTCACCTCAAGCTCGACATATCGCCCTTTCAGATAGCCCGTTATATCCAGTTTACCGGCGGTCGAGCCAGGTGGTGATGCCTCCCAATTGGAGCTAGGTAGCGACTTTAGAAAACGTAGAATCTGTCGCTTGATGGCGGATTCAGGTAAAGCCTTCATCACTAAATCGCAACAGAGTATTGCAAAACAAAACTCGACTTCACAGCAATTCACGCAAGATCATTTCACCATCAAAACTCGACTTCAAGGCATTAACATCTCATCCCACCACTCGACTTCAGAGCATTGCCCTGCGAGGCATACCAAAGCTCAACTTCAAGTCACCACAATATCAGACCATGACAAGACTCGACTTCAGCCCACTACACACCTTGTCACCGCAGACCATGCCAGGACTCGACTTCAGGACACCACGATACACTCAAGTTCACATCACAACTCGGCTTCATCACAGCTTCATTACATCACAGCACTCGACTGCACAACATTCCTCTGCAGGACAGGGCAACTCGCACCTCGACTTCATGTCAAACGACTTCTCTACACATTACCGCACTACTCGACTTCACTTCGCGGCAGTGCGCGACACCCCGTAGCTCGCCTACACTCCATGGCACCGAATGTCAAATCAGGACTCGACTTCAGGACACACCACCCCACGACCAACCAAAACAACACGCCCCTCGACTTCATTCCAGGGCATCGAACGCCAACCCACTACTCGACTTCACAGCAGATCAAAACACCCTACGGCATGTCGGAGCAATCCTCGACTTCAACTAATATCCGGTAACAGATTATCCGGCAAGCTGATCTTTTTAATCCTAGCCTGAAGCATCAACTTGGCAGCATCCATCTTTAGTTTGGCGTTCAAATAGGTAACACCCTTAAGCGTTGTATTAATGCCATCTACTGCCTTAGAGTCAATAGTGCCGGACACTTGCTTACTATACAGATCTTCATAAGCCTCACTAATCTCTGCAATAGTCCTAAGCCTTTTTCGCTGTTTTTCTGCCATTGTCTTTTCCCCTTTCAATGATTTTGAAGATATATTTCCCCTCCCCTGCCGACCTTTCCCCACCAAAGCCATGAACACCACCATATTCCATTATAGTTTTAAGGTCTTCCACCTTTACTACACCACCAAATACTCTTAGATGAAAATCAAGTCTTGCTGGTTCTATCCATTCAAATGTTTTGATAGCATTAATTGGCTGACCTCTAGGTCCCGATGTATGAATTGGTTTAGTAATTCGTCCATCTTGATCAGCCACTAACTTACCGTCTGGTCGTAAAATTTGTATAAAGTAATCATCTATATACACACAGTTTTTTGTCCGAGCCGTCAAGGACTTTTCACCCTGCACGTATCCCACGTAATGCCATGTAACAATTCGGGCACATTCCTTAATATGTGCTCTGATATTATCGGAGCGTACTACTAGATGGTTGTTTACTTTTTGGAAAACATTAACTGCTGGTTCTTCCTCTTCTTCTTCTAGTGTGGCAACTATTTCTTCCTGAATTTCAGGAATACTCTTTCCGCCCGGTGGCCTTACCTTTGGTGATCGAGCCTTTAAAACCGTCTCTAATAAATGTGGATTCCCAGGTACAGACCCGCATAATTTTCTTATAAAGGTCCATACTACATCGTATTCTGTCCAGAGTTCATTCATAATTGATCCTCCTATTATGTTATTCTTGCCCAGACCAGCTACCCCTACTGGCACCCTATCAGTTGCCCGAGACGATCAAATACGACAACCAAATACCCTACCGAATATGGAGGCATATCCCAGGACAAGATTTCGCCTAGCACTTCCTGTTAAAGTCCTGTCTTTCCAATCTTATCACCCTCAACTGCCCTATCGGTCCATCATACCGCCATACTTCTATGGCGCAGTCATCACAGACCTCTATATCCATTATGTCAGACACAATCCGATAGGCTGGTTTGCGGGGCTCAAGGCAACGGGGGCAACGAGGCTTACAGGCTGGGCAATCCGTAATGGTATCTATTAAGCTGCTCATCTCTTCCCCCCTTGATGCCCAAACCCTGCGCCCTGACCGGCGGTAGCTGCCGCAGTAGCTCTTTTCACGGCAGACTTAACTCGGCACAGATAACAGAGGAAAAATTGTTTTGGCACATCGACCCTCCATGGATGAACCTCTCCGCAACCCCCAAAGTCCACAGAACAAATACGCCAATCTACTTCACGGATGTCGGTCATTCAATCATCCTCGCTCACGTTTCAATATCTTTATGATGTCTTCATTGATTTTAAGTTGCTTGTCGTGAAACTTGCCAATAGCTCTTATAGCTAGGGTATTAAAAATAATCCCCATTGTTACGAGAAGTAGGGTTATCCACATCAATATTGTGTTCATTGAATCATTCTCCGAAAAGTCTCAGGCGTAATACTCTTCAACAAATCCTTACGGGTGGAGGTCATAGCCAATTCACCAAATTTAAAAACTGCTCGATATGCGTTGCTACCCATGCAATAATATAAAGTAAAATTACTAGACAAAAGAGCCCAAAGATTTCTTTTTCCCAGTGTTTCCTCATTGAATCATTCTCCGAAAAGTCTCCGGTGTAATACTCTTCAGCAAGTCCTTTTTACTCTCTAAAGCAGCAAAGACCTTCTCGTCTAATCCCCCCCGAGCTACAATATCAATCATCGTCAGATTCTCAAATTGCTCCGCTCCGGGCCTATCATGCCGCCCCAGGCTCTGCAAACGATGGATTAGCTTCCAGCTTCTTGAATAGTAAATGGCGTAAGGACAAAACAAGTCGATGCCCTCGCCGCCGACAGCGGCGTTGGTGATGAGGTATTGGAAGCTGTTCTTATTAAAGTGGTTTACTATTCCTTGTCTTAAGTCATCAAGCGTATTCCCAACTAATGTAGCAAAAGATGTACAGCCACTATCAATTAAAGCACTTGCGATGATGTCTACTTCTTCCTTAAACGTAGTCCAGATAACCACCCTCTGATTACCTATCTCTTCTAGCAGATTCTTTAATTCTTTGAGCTTTGGATTCTGCTTAAACCGATAGGTCGGCTCTCCTTCTCGATAAACAAACCCATTCTCTATCTCTAAGAGTTTTTGTACCCGTGGTCCAATATGTGCTGCAGTCAGTATGCGACCATCTTCTAGCTCGGTAAGGAAGTGTCGTTTCAGTTCCTTGAGTGCCTTGTCCTGCTCCAAAGAAAGGTCCACCATCCTCTTTTGAAACAACACGGGGGGTAGGAATTTAAGGACATCCCGTTTTTCAAACCGGATTACATAAGGGTGCAAGAGATGTTTAATCTTTTCAGCGGCTCCTGACTTGGGTTGCCAATCTGGCCATTTCATCCAAGGCTTGCCAAGATTAGCGTCATAAAGATATTGTTGTCTGAACCCCCAGAAATTAGTATTAAAAATTATCGGGGAGATAAACTTAGCTATCGACCAGAGATCCATTAAGGAGTTAGTAAGCAGAGTTCCAGTCATGCCCTTCCTGTAAAGAGCAATACGACCGAGTTCACGGGCTAAGAAGGCTTGAGTCGGCTTGCTATAAGACCCTTTATAGGATTTTATGTGGTGAATCTCGTCACAGACTATGCAGTCGAAATTATGCTCCATGAGATCTCTGTGGATGACTCGGATGCCTTCGTAATTGATAAGATAGATTTGAGCTGATTCAGAAAGTGATTTTAGCCGCTTAGTCTTAGTGCCTCTAAGAATTACACATGCTAAGTCCGACCATCGACTAATCTCAGTTTGCCAGTTTTCCAGAATTGAGTTAGGGCAGATAATCAGAGTGGTCCTAATGGCTCCCATCTGATACATTTCTTGAAGATACGTCACCATTGGGGCTGTCTTACCGGCCCCAACATCTGAATTATCCAGGGTATTGGCTTGGCAATGATGGAAGGAAAGAATGTCCTTCTGGTGCTCGAAGGGCTTATCCTTCCAGGAATATTGGAGTAGGGTCTCAGATTTCATTTTATTAGAATCCAACTAGTGGGTCCATTTTCTTTTTCTACCATAATCAAATGACATCGAGAGCAAGCACCGACAGCCCTCACACCACCATCCAAGAGCCAATTTAACCGACCCCAATATATCAATTCTGCTCCACAATCCTTGCAGTGGTAATGAGAAGCTTTCATCCAGCCCGACAATGCTTTTTCTATTGTCAGGGTCTTAGGTTTACTCACCTCAGTATCTCCTCAAACATATCGAGTATCTTCCGATTGATATATACTTGGTCCGTAAACATATTGGTTAGAGCATTGATGCTCCATGAATTGTAAACAATCGCCGCACCAAGCAAAATTACCACGGAAAAGAGAATGTAGAAAAGTGTGTCATTTGACATTGAGTTTCTCCACTCCAGCATTGCACATCACTATCAATCCAGTGATAAAAGCACTACGAACTAACCTCACTAACTCATCTTTTAATTCAGGGTTTTGGCGACAAAGATTATAGAAAGCTTCTTGAGCCTCAGGTGTTCCAAAACAAGCCTCAATATCAACACCTTTAAATTCGAGATTTTTAAGTTCATCCATCGTAAAGGTTTTCATGGCTTATTAATTCTCTCTTAAAATGGAATGTCATCACCCCGTTTTTTGTCCCACGAGTCTTTCTCTCCGCCCCTACCTCCTCCATCTGCTTCACGTTGCTCAGTACCCCTAGTCTGACCTCCCTTCTCTTCAGTATCAAACTCTTCAGCCTCAAAAGGCCGAGACCTCATGGCCGATTTGAGTTGTGTCCCTAAAAACGTAGTCATCTCCTTTTCTTCTTTCGTCAATCCACCCGATATCTCGAAAAACTGAGCCTTACTGTAGTCTAGGCCATCAGAATTAGTGTCTCCTATAAGCTTTACCCGAGTTTTTACATCACAAAGTTTTTTTAATTGTCCTCCGAGTTTCACGACATAAGTAGAGATACTCCCCTCATACTTCTTGGTAGCCGACATCACTGACAGTGGAATAAGATAAGGGAAATAAGACTTACCCAAAGGGAGTAAATACACTCTATGCTTTAGCTTGCAAGCCTGTCCTCGGCCTGGGCTTCCATCGGGTTTAACCGCAGTTCCAAACTTTGCCCACTTACATTTATGTGGGTCTGAATCTTTAAGATGAGACCCACATTCTCCAAACTCTCCGTCCTGATTACGAGGCAAACTACCCTGCCTTCCATCAAAACTAGAGCAAGTGGGCGGACTATTCCCCCCAGAATATGCCCCTAGCCAAAAGGCTCTGACTGTATAGTGATCCAAAATAACCCCGACTAGCTCTTTTTGGCTATCCTCTCCTTCTTCTGTAGGCACCATCCAAAATAAGTTCCCCCCAGTTGGTATTTTGATAACCTCGAAAGAGGGAGTTATCCCCTCGAAATTCGATTCAAAGACCTCTTTCAGCTTTTTTAGATCCGGTATTGCCGGAAGCTGAGGTGGTGCTACTTTCGCTACTTCTTTGGTTTTGTCCTTGTCGGGCATGATTATTTTCCTCCTGTCTTTGAATTAGCTACTTCTTTACCTAACCTTGCTCCCTCAGTTAGGCCCGCAACATGAGCAAAGATCATTAATGTCTCGATTGCCTTGCTAACACCAGGGGATAGCGTACTCAACAATTCCTTAACGTCACCTACGCCTTCAGAGAAAATCATCTCTAACGTAAGATCACTCCCCCTCATTTTCTGTACTTTTTCTATCGTGAGTTTCATGTCAGCCATAATTAATTTCCTTTCATAATTAACTCATCTTGTCTTCGACCACACTTTTCACAATTCCGTTTTTGTCTGAGATCATCATAATTTAATGGTTTACCCTGTATGTTTTGCGGGGAATCTGTGCCGGGATAAAACTTATAGTGTAATTCATACGTTTCCCATTTTGTCCATTTATGCCAGCAGGGCCATGCCATGATTACTCTCTCTTTTTATAGTCATCTGAAACAACATATGATAATTCGATATCGAAGACACTATTATCAGGATAAGGCAGTGGTTGACCATCTAATCTCGCCATAGAATTAGCGAATATTTGATTGTCAGTAAGTCGCAGCTCGGGCCAATCAACTTTAATTGGAACACGAATACACCGACCCTCATATGGTCCAAAAACGGCCTGTCTAATAAAGACTTCGGGTAAACGGACAACACGCCTCATTACTCCTCCTTATCCATTGCTTCCATTCTCTGCTCCTCTAACACCGTCTCGCAGGGCTCGGTCTTGCAATCCAAGCACACGGCTATACCACAGCTAAGTGCGTACCTTGGGTAGATATCTATATGGCACATGCAACCGCAGTCACTCATTCCCTAGTCCTTTCTTCCTATCCTGCCCCGCTACTTTGACCTACCCCTATGACTGGAAAGCCATTACAGTCAGGGGAGAGCAACGGGGCAAGGGGTTATTTAGTGAGCACAATACCGATTAACAAATACAAACCGATAATCATTAACCACTCAAATGTAGTCATGGTTATTTCTTCTTCCTTTTCCTCTTGTAGTCCCTCGGACTATTCAGCGTAATCTCTTCGCTAATTTTTATAAATGGTCGGAATACTTCCTTGAGATTCTCGGATAGGTTGTTCCACCATCCCCACATGGTATTGCTATTAACGTAATCCGTTTGACGAATTCCCGACTCTCCCTCTTCTTCCAGCGTCTCCATAAACTCACTTCTCGTTTCCGGGATAATGCTGGGTCGCCCCGAGACCGACAGCCAATATTTAATTCCATCGTGGTTGATAGATTGATATTCCAATTCAACCATAAGGGCCTTGATTTGCTCTGCGATAGGTTTCATTTCTTCGTCAATTCTATCCAGCTCCATATCGAGTCTGGTTTTCTCGTCCCGAAGAATAGCGTATTGAGAAAAAAGGTCGTTGAGATTATGTTCAGCCGAATTAGCTGGCCTGCTATCCGGATCTATCATGTTTCCTCCCATTAGTTATCCTTACTCGCTGGCTGTTCTCTTGACTCTTCAAGACGGTCCCAATATCGACCCTTATCACCTTCTGTGTAAAGCCAGATTATTCCTCTATTATCGAGCGCGTAAAGCAAGGTATATCCATCCTTTATACCGGCTGCTGCAATCTGTATGAATTGTCCGTCTTTTTCAGAGACCTTTCTTGGCATATTATTCCTCCTGACACTTCCCTTCTTCACAATACTCACAAATGTACTCCCTGCGTCTCATCACAGGCCCCGTCTCTGTATCACAGCCACACTCACAACGACATTTCAAGGAGTACCAGCCTGGGTCAGAGACGGGGGTCATGCTTTCTTCCCCCTTGATTTGGGCTTTAGTTCCTTGATCCTTTTCCAACACTCAGGGCAACGGCTAGAGGGCTTCAGGGGTACTCTCGGAGTGTATCGGTGTCCGCAGTTAAGGCACTCCCAGAGGTGGACTATGAAAGATTTTCCTAAGGGTTGCAACATGATGCTGCACAATATAATCCAGCGAAATAGGGTTGTCAAGCAAATAATGAGTACAAAATGAATTATTTTAAAATACTTTCAGGGGCAGGGATTGAAGGGGACGGTAATCAGGAATGGGATGGGGGGTAGAGTTGGTAATAAGAACGTTCATAGCTGTTAATTCAGCCTGTGCTAAGGCAACGGCGTTCCTATATAACTCAAGTTGATTGGTGGCTAGAAAATAGTTTGCACTTACATAATATGGGTAGTAAATATCATTGTGGAGTTTAAATTCAGCGGCAAGCTCCTCGGATAGATAGCCAAAATCATATATACGGCTAACACGCTGTTTAATCAGTTCTATCTGATCCTCTAATCCTAATACCAGCTCAAGATTCTCGGAAAGAGTCGTGCGATCTATCAATGATGGGGTGCAGGCGGAAAAAAAGAGGGCAAGAATAAGGATGAAGGCTTTCACGGGAAGAACTCTTTGCTCGCCTCTGCTTTGAGACCGTCCTCGACGGTTTTATCACACCGATCCAGGGTAATGCCCGACCCATTCAGGTAACGATAAGCGATGGCCCGCTTCCATGGGGGGAGAACGTCGACCCAGGCCATCATCTCATCTTCGGCCTTCTTAAGTAGCTCGGCTTTGGAAGGTGCTTCCATTTATTCCTTCTTAAAGTATCCACCCAGAGTAGCCACGAGCAAAGTCAGCATGGAGGCGTCCTCGGGTTGAACGGTCACACCCACTCCGTCTAATAACCTGAGTATCAAATAAGCAACGGCTCCGTAGAACCCCACGGCGCCTACCTTTGCATTGATTGGGTTTTTATCCATCGAATCCACCTCCTGTCACTTTGCTATCCCCACGCCAAACAACAGAATAAGAAATCCCGCCATACCCCCGAGTAAGGTAAACAGGGTGATTATGAGTGCCTTGTTGCCTTTAACAATTGCCATCGCTGTCTCGATTCTTTGGAATCGCTTCTCAACACCGTTTGGGCCGAAATGAAGCACCTTGTGCTCTTCCCAGCTATTCTCGATCCGTTCTAATCGGCCATCCATGCGGATCATTAATGTGTCGCGCTCGTCGTCGGTCATGCCCACTGATCCTCTCTCATTTGCTCCGCAAGCCTATTTGCTCTACTACCAACCTGCCGAGCCCATCTCGATGAAAGCATCTCTACCGCCGCCGCCTCATAGTCCCCAGTCTGCAATGCCGCCAACATCCTCCTGAAACTCATAAGACCATGAATCCCGAGGTTAAAAGCCATGTTCACTAACACCCCAAATCGAGGTTGAGACAATTGTTTTGTCCAAGGCATCCTGCTTGTTAAGTCGGCTAGAATCATCCCGACGTGTTCCTTGAGAATAATCTTCGCTGTCTCTTCACTTAACGGTGGGCCAGTCTCAAGGGACCAGCCAAACCCGACAGTCCAGTGACCGAGGCTGTCTTTGTAGGGCCGGGGGCGGAATCCTTCATCACGTTCAAGCTGAGAGTAGATGTTCATTGGGGTAAGAGGGGCGGGCCGGATTGAAGAGATTGCTGCTGCCGACTAGTTCCAATTGCTGTTGGCCCAAGATTTACAAGATGTGCTCTTATTCTACTATCTATTAAGGATGCTGTTTGGCGTGGGGATAGCAAAGTGACAGGAGGTGGATTCGATGGATAAAAACCCAATCAATGCAAAGGTAGGCGCCGTGGGGTTCTACGGAGCCGTTGCTTACTTGATACTCAGGTTATTAGACGGAGTGGGTGTGGCTGTTCAACCCGAGGATGCCTCCATGCTGACTTTGCTCGTGGCTACTCTGGGTGGATACTTTAAGAAGGAATAAGTATGTACTGGGTTGAGATTGCTCTTGCTCAAATGGCTACTCCATTACCAACAAAAGCTGAAATGCTCAAATGGCTACTCCATTACCAACAAAAGCTGAAATGCTCAAGAAGGCCGAAGATGAGATGATGGCCTGGGTCGACGTTCTCCCCCCATGGAAGCGGGCCATCGCTTATCGTTACCTGAATGGCTCGGGCATTACGCTAGATCGATGTGATAAAATCATCGAGGACGGACTAAAAAAAGAGGCATCAAAAGAGTTCTTCCCGTGAAAACCATACTTCTTCTTCTTGTCCTACTTCTCCCTGCCTGTACCCCATCATTGATTCACCGTGATGTTCTGTCTGAGAATCTCGAACTGGTATTAGGATTAGAGGATCAGGCAGAAGAAATCAGAATACAGGTTAATCGTCTGGCTTATTTTGGCTATCTATCTGAAGAACTCGCTACTGAACTTAAGCTCCACAGTGATATTTACTACCCATATTATATAAGTGCAAACCATTTTCTAGCCACTAATCAACTTGAGCTATATAAGGAAGCCGCTGCCTTAGCACAGGCTGAATTAACGGCCATAAGTGTCCTTATTGCCAACTCTGCCCATTACCCCATTCCCGAATATCCTCCCTTTCAATCCCTGCCTCTGAAGGTATTTTAAAAATAATTCATTTAGGGCTTGACAACACCTGATAACGGGTGTTATGTTCCCTGCATGATAAACGCCGTTAAGGTCTTGGTAGATAAGTTTCGACTTTCTAAGCAAGAGATTGCCTATCGTGTTGGGTGCTCAGCTATGTCCGTTCATCGCTGGTATTTGGGTGAGGTAAAGCCACTTCCTATATATCGGGACAAATTAGCAGAACTTATGAAATCAAAAAGGAATGGAGAGAATGATGACCGTCCTTGATCCCGGCTGGTATTACCACGAGTGTCGATGTAGCTGCGGGTGTGATACTCAGAGTGGACCGAGTATGCGCCGAGATAGTAGGGATTGGATCTGTGAGTATTGCAAGAAAGGAAGGTGTTGGGAAGATTTAGAAACATTTATTCCATATATTAAGAAAGTCAAATAGGAGGAATAATATGCCAAGAAAGGTCTCTGAAAAAGACGGACAATTCATACAGATTGCAGCAGCCGGTATAAAGGATGGATATACCTTGCTTTACGCGCTCGATAATAGAGGAATAGTCTGGCTTTACACAGAAGGTGATAAGGGTCGATATTGGGACCGTCTTGAAGAGTCAAGAGAACAGCCAGCGGGTAAGGATAACTAGGAGATGGATTATGCTCGATGAATCAACCACTAATTCTGATAACACCCTCCACGATCTCTTTGGTCAGTATGCAGTCATTAGGGAAGCTAAGAATCAAAAAGACCAAGAGTTAGATGTGATTGATAAACAGCTTACTGCTCTTAGAGAGCAAATCATTCCCTTAATGACTGAGCTGGAATATCAATCTATTAATCATAATGGAGTAAAATACTGGATTGCAGTAAAGTCACATCCAAGCATAATCGAGGAAACCAAAGACGAGTTATTAGTGGCACTAAAGGAAGAAGGGGAATATGGCCTTGTGCAAGCTGAATATATAAACCCTACTTCTGCGGGGGCATGGTTTCGCAACCTATCGGAAAACTTACAAGAGAAATTCCGGCAATATTTTAGTATTTTCGAGACCGTTACGTTGAATAGTCCAAGGGACTACAAGAGGAAAAGGAAGAAGAAATAACCCCTTGCCTCGCTACTCTCCCCTGACTGTAATGGCTTTCCAGTCATAGGGGTAGGTCAAAGTAGCGGGGCAGGGTTGAAAGGAGACCTTATGGCGCTGTGCATCGTACCGAACGATTTACGTGATGCTATTTATAAAAAAATTGATGAGCAATTAGTAGATCGTCCAGCCTTAGTTGAGCATCGAGAATCCATTTATTTAGATTTGCTCAACTACTTCGATGAACATGGCGTGATTCCAGACTTCTCGTTGCAAGAAAAATGAAATTAAAGACCAAGAATGTTCGCAAAGCCTGGAAAGATTTCAAATTTACCGTGGAGCCTTTATCAAAAATTAACATAAAGCAAATACAGAAAGCTATGCGATTAATTAAAAAAGGAGACATAGAAGGATGGTTGAAGCATATGGGGCTTAAAAAGAAAGAACTCCAAGTTCAAATATTAAGGAATGAGGATTTAAACCATAAACTTCTTTTTCCGGTAGTCTCTGACAGAAAATCTTATGAGATATTATTAGGTACAATGAATCTCTATTCGAGAGATGCAATTGAGGTTACTGTCAAACTAGCATGGTTCAATGGTATGGCGGAAGCATTGAGATTGGGAAGGAAGGTTTTGGATAAGTAAGGAGGTCTTATGAGCGACTGCGGTTGCATGTGCCATACAGATGAATATCCAAGATACGCACTTAGCTGTGGTATAGCCGTGTGCTTGGATTGCAAGACCGAACCCTGCGAGACGGTGTTAGAAGAGCAAAGAGCGGAGAATAAGGAGGAATAATCATGGCCGACAAGGACAAAACCAAAGAAGTAGCGAAAGTAGCACCACCTCAGCTTCCGGCAATACCGGACCCGAAGGAATTAGAGGCAATCATCCGTGAGTCATTCGAGGGTGTGCAACCTAGTTTTCAAACTATTAAGATTCCGACCGGAGGTAGTCTAGCGTGGGAAATACCAGGAGATGAAGAGCCTGAGATTAAAAAGGAATTCCTGGGGGTTATTATGGACCACTATCCCACCCGAGTCTATTGGCCCGGAGACTTCGAGGGGGGTAATAGTCCACCGGAGTGCTCTAGTCTTGATGGCCGTACTGGCTTTAAATATGGTGAATGCGCTAAGTGCCAATACAGTCAATGGGGATCGGGCAAGAAGGGTCGTGGTCAAGCGTGTAAGTCTGTTCACAGGGTTTACGTTCTTCTAGCTGGCAGTGACTCTATCTTCCCCTACTTGGTTCCATTCCCCCCCACTTCTGCTCCTGCTAGGGGTGGGTACGAAGGTAGTCTACCCACTTATTTAACCAAAATTGTTGGAAAATTGAAAAGGCCGTCTGGAGTGTGGACAAAATTCAAGCTGATTAAGGATAAAAATCCAGAAGGCATCGAGTATGGCAAGGTGCAATGCTTTTTAGGGGGGGATTTAACAGAGGCGGAGAAGAAAACTGTTACATTCCTCAAGGAGAATCTCAAGACAGCTATGCGCGAGAAGCCATTTGAGAGTGCTGAATATGAGACTGAGGGGAATGGAGGTCAGACTAGGGGTCCTAAGCAGCCAGAAGCGGATGGAGGAGATAGGGGCGGAGAGAAAGACCCGTGGGACAAAAAACGGGGTGATGACATTCCATTTTAAGGGAGAATTAATAAGCCATGAAAACCTTCACATTAGCTGAACTTGAGAATCTCCAACTCAAAGATATTGATATGGAGACTTGCTTTGGAACACCTATTGCTCAACAAACGTTCTTGGATTTTTGTCGTCAAAAACCTGAGTTAAAAGATTTGTTAGTGCTTTTTGTCCGTGATGCTTTCCTCACTGGATTGAGGGCTATGTGCAATGCTACAAGGAAAGAACTCCATGCCGAATAACAACTATCTTTATTTTCTCTTAGTCGTGGTAATTTTGCTTGGTGCGGCGATTGTTTACAATTCATGGAGTATTAATACTCTGACCGATATGTTTACGGACCAAGTATATATCAACCGGAAGATACTCGATATGTTTGAGGAGATACTGAGGTGAGTAAGCCCTTAAACGAAATGACCCATGAAGAATTGTTTGACCTCTGGAAAGAACAGAACAGAGAAACGATCAATAGGCAAAATGAGATAAATCGTCGTTTATTAAATCGGTCTAGTGAGATTCTTGTGTTATTGAGAAAGATAGTCCGAGGGTTGGGAATTAAAGATGAAGCCTGAGACCTTACTCCAGACCCATTGGAAAGACACCCCCTTCGAGCACCAGAAGGACATTCTTTCCTTCCATCATTGCCAAGCTAATACCCTAGACAATTCGGATGTTGGGGCCGGTAAGACAGCCCCGATGGTAACGTATCTACAAGAAATGTATCAGATGGGAGCCATTAGAACCACTCTGATTATCTGCCCTAACTCAATTCTGGAAAACTGGCAAATAGAAATTAACCGATGGTCGGACCTGTCCAGCGTGATCCTAAGGGGCACTAAGACCAAGCGGCTAAAATCACTTTCTGAATCAGCTCAAATTTATCTTATCAATGAGCATAATTTCGACTGCATAGTCTGTGACGAGATTCACCACATAAAATCTTATAAGGGGTCCTACAGCAAGCCGACTCAAGCCTTCTTAGCCCGTGAACTCGGTCGTGTTGCCAATTACAGGAAGGGTATGACTGGAACTTTGCTCACTAATTCCCTAGTGGATCTCTGGTCAATCGCCAAGTTCATCTCTCCGGTGATTTTCAATACTAATTTTTGGGGCTTCCGTAGTCGCTATATGTATGATGCCAACGCTGGCAAGCCGTGGGCAAAATGGCCGGATTGGCAGTCGAGGCCAGGAGCCGCTGAAAAGATTAAACATCTCTTGCATCCTTATGTAATCCGGTTTGAAAAACGGGATGTCCTTAAATTCCTACCCCCCGTGTTGTTTCAAAAGAGAATGGTGGACCTTTCTTTGGAGCAAGAAAAGGCACTCAAGGAACTGAAAAGACACTTCCTTACCGAGCTAGAAGATGGTCGCATATTGACTGCGGCGCATATTGATAAGATAAATTTGAGCTGATTCAGAAAGTGATTTTAGCCGCTTGGTCTTAGTGCCCCTTAGGATCACGCTGGACAGGTCCGACCATCGGTTAATTTCTATTTGCCAGTTTTCCAGAATTGAGTTAGGGCAGATAATCAG